GCTGGTATAAGTTTCGTGCTGCTGACTGGGGTTATTCTTCTCCTGCTTGTGTGTTATGGTTTGCTGTTGATTATAATAATAATCTATGGATTTATAGAGAACTCTATACTAAAAAAGTTACAGCGGATCATTTTGCAAGACAAGTCATAAATATGGAGAACGGAGAATATATCCATTACGGGGTCTTAGACGCTAGTACATGGGCAAAGAGAGGTGATGTGGGCCCAAGCATTGCAGAAACAATGATACAGAATGGATGCAGATGGAGACCATCAGATAGATCACCTAAAAGTAGAATTAATGGTAAGTTAGAAATACACAAAAGATTAAAAGTAAATGATGACGAACCAGGTATAAGAGTATTTACTAATTGTAGAAATTTAATTAGAACTTTAGGAACTTTACCAATTGATGATAAAAATCCTGAAGATGTAGATACACACGCAGAAGATCATGCATATGATGCATTACGTTATGGATGTATGAGTAGACCAACACATCCTAAATTTGCAAATAGATTTGGATCTTCATTTCAAAATACATTTGAAGTTGCGGATAATAAATTTGGATATTAATGGTAAAAAGAAAAGTTCCAGAAATAAATAAAAAAATTTTTCCATATGAACTAGTTATAGCATATTGGGAAGATATTGTTGGATCATGTGAGTGGTCTGATATATCAGATATAAAAAAAGCTAAAACAGCAGTATGTTGTAGTTTTGGTTGGTTGATAGAACAAAATCAAAAGACAACTGTTATCATGGCAGATTTTATATTTGAAGATAGTGGAACTATAAAACAAGGAGGTGGGCATACAGTCATACCTACTAAAAATATAATTAAGATTAAAAAAATAAAAATATAACAGGAGATAACAATGGAAGCAAAATTTGATCCAAAAGCAAAAGTTAAGCAGGGTCAGTTAAGTGATGCACCTGAAGGCAAACAGCCTAACAGGGAACATACTAATATTGATTTTTCTAAACATACACATCGAAAACAAGAACCATTTGAGTATGATGTTACTGTAACATCAGAACCAGGATCTAAACATGTAGATGATGCTGTATTTAGAATGGCTGAAGAAAAGGATTATTAATGAATAATGGATTAGGTAAAAATAGTAATCTAATACCTGAAGTTTATGCAGGTGCTAATAATAATAAAAATAAAGAATTAGAAAAAGCATCTCAACAAAAATACACAATACAAGAATTTAAAGTTAATAATATTAATTTTGGTAAGAATAAAAATTACGGACAAACTGATTTATTAAATTTAAATAAAAATAATAAACTATATTAATAGGAGGACAACAACATGATGAAAAGATATATGCACGGAGAACTTGCACCTGATGCACCTAAAGCAGCTAAAGAGCCAATGGCTATTGATCCTAATTCAAAAGTAACTCAAGGAGCTACTTCTGGAGATGGTAATGATGCAAAAGGTAAATCAAAATCAAAAGTAGATCCAGCAATTTTTAGAATGGCTGAAGAAAGAGATTACTAATTTAGATGCACGAAGAAGAACATAAATCAGCTGAGGAAGTCAGTGAGTCTAAACCTATTGTAGGTCATATAAGAGAAAAGTTTTATCAATCAGAAAACTCTAGACTATATGATGAAAAGAGATGGTTACAGGCTTATAGAAATTATAGAGGGTTATATGGCCCAGAAATGGTTTTTAGATCAAATGAAAAGTCAAGAGTATTTGTTAAGATAACAAAGACTAAAGTTCTTGCTGCATTTGGTCAAATTATTGAAGTATTATTTTCTAGTGGTAAATTTCCATTAGGAATTAATGCTACACAAGTACCAGAAGAAATACCAGAGTATGCACATTTAAAACCTAAACAACCTCAAGCACCTCAACAACCACAAGATCCATATGGATTTAGAGGTGATGGTAGAGAGATACCGCCTGGTGCTACAGCTGATATGCTAATGAAAAATTTAGCACAAGAATTTGAAAATGTAGGTTTTGATGAAGGACCAGCAAATGCAGGTGAACCTCAAATACAACCTGCAGAAATGGCAGCTAAACATTTAGAAAAATTACTACATGATCAACTAGAGGAATCTAGTGCTATAACTGTATTAAGACATGTGTTCTTTGAACAATGTTTATTAGGTACAGGTATACTAAAAGGTCCATTTAGTTTTGATCATACATATCATGCGTTTGATACTGCTGAAGATGAAGAAGGTAATTTAACTAATATTCATGTTAAGAAAGTTAAAACAGTACCAAAAGTTGAAGCTGTATCATGTTGGGATTTTTATCCAGATCCAAATGCTACAAGTATAAATGATTGTGATTATGTAATTCAAAGACATTCATTAAATAAACAACAGTTTTCTGATTTAAGAAAAATGCCTTACTTTGATGAAACAGCTATTGATATGTGTTTAGAAGAAGGTCCTAACTATCAAGTTAGAGGATATGAATCTTCTTTGTACAACAGAGAAACTGTAGAAACTATTTATAAAAATAGATTTGAAGTATTAGAATATTGGGGTGTTGTTTCAAAAGAAATGGCAGAAGAGTGTGGTATTGAAAGTGATAAAGATGTAATTAATGTTAACGCATGGATATGTGGTGGTAAAGTTTTAAGAATGGTAGAGAATCCATTTGAACCAAACAGATTACCATTTATGGTTTGTCCATATGAATTAAATCCATATCAATTTTTTGGTGTTGGTGTACCAGAAAATATGGAAGACTCACAACAAATTATGAATGGTCATGCAAGAATGGCTATTGATAATTTGGCACTTGCAGGTAATATGGTATTTGATGTTGATGAAACACAATTAGTACCTGGTCAAGATATGAAAATTTTTCCTGGTAAAATATTTAGAAGACAAAGTGGTCAACCAGGAACATCTATAAATGCAATTAAATTTCCTAATAGTACACAGGAAAATATGATGATGTTTGATAGATTTAGACAGTTAGCTGATGAAGCTACTGGTATACCATCATACTCACATGGTGCAACAGGAATACAATCTACAACTAGAACTGCTGCAGGTATGTCAATGTTAATGGGTGCAGCAGCTTTAAGTATTAAAACAGTAATTAAAAATATAGATGATTATTTATTAAAGCCCCTAGGTGAAAACTTATTTCATTGGAATATGCAATTTAATGCAGACATTCCAATCATTAAAGGTGATCTTGAAATTAAAGCAAGAGGTACATCTTCATTGATGCAGAAAGAAGTTAGGTCACAACGATTAATGACATTTATGCAAACAGCAGCTAATCCTGCTCTAGCACCTTTTGTTAGATGGCATACATGTTTAAAAGAAATAGCAAAAGCATTAGATATTGATCCAGATCAACTAATTAATGATCCAGAGAAAGCAGCTATCTATGCACAAATAATGGGAATGGCAAATGGAACTCAAAATAATACAGCCCCTACTGGAGAACAAAGTCCTATGGGCACAAACGGAAAAGTACCTGCTGGGGCTTCAATCACAGATCCAACAGGAAATGGAGGTGGCAACATCGGAGTCGGCAATATTCCGATGCCAGGGGAAGCTGGTTTTGCTTCGCCAATTGATCAATCTTCAAACAGCAAACCAACGCAGTAAAGAGGGTGACTAGTGGCAGTACAATTTAGTTTATCATATGATGCAAACGGAGATCCCGTATTAGTAGAGAATACTGTTACTGGAACTAGAAAAGTTATATCTAGATCAACAGTAGTAAGTCCTTACAAAGCTAGATTTGAAAGTGCAGCTAGTGGTGATCCTATAACTGATGCAGAAGAAAATCAACCTGATAATAATCAGAGTGCTATTATGGATTATATAATGGAAATGGAAAAAGGTGCATCCGATGATCCAAACTTATCATTTGTGCAAAAACAAAATTTAGAAAGATATACACCAGATGCTATAGAAGCTAGAAGTAAAGAAAAAAGTCCTGGACAAAAAATTATAGAAACAGTCATGTCAGCTGTACTACCTTTTACAGATGCAGCTACTGCTGCAGTAAAAGCATTAGAAGCTATACTACCAGCAGAGAGTGAAGAGATAAAAGCTATAAAACGATTTTATGCAGATCCAGAACAACAACAATTAGTTGAAAGTATACCTGGTATGTCAAATTATAATTTAGTATATGGTAATCCTTTAGATCCTAGTTATGGTTTAGCAGATGCTGCAGCTAAAAGAACAGCTACTATGGAAAAAACTTTAAGAGATAAATATAAAATGACTGCTGCAGAAATTGAGATGGCAAAAGCTGGAACTTATACAGGGCCAGTAGATTCTGATATAATTCAAAGAATAAAGAAAACTACAGATTTAGAAAAAAAAGAAAGAGGAGAAATAACTAGAATTAAAGAACAAAGAGCTAAAGATCTTGCAGATATGAGAGGTGCTGTAGGTAGACCTACTGATGATAAGGAAACTCAACAAGTTACATTTGACAATTCTGGAATGAACAGACCAGTTTCTACAGGTGATGGTGGATCTCCAGCTCAACAAGCAGAAACTAGATCAAAAGATTTAACAGGAGGCCCAGGTAAAGATTATGGCCCATTTAGTAGGTAATAATGGCAGTAGATTATAAAGGACAACCAATAACAAATCAAACAGCATTTACCACTACAGGTATAATGAATAGAAAACCTGCACCTGTAACACCACCTAAGATACCAGCTGTTAAAGAGCCTAAACCTAAAATAGAAGAAAGAGAATTAGCGGAAGAAAGAATACCGCAAATAAATTTAGAGAATTTGAGAGACACAGATAAACAAGTATTAAATATGCATTTAACTCCGTCTCTTAAAAATGTATTCAACAGAATATTTGGACAAGATATATTTCCTGAGTTTGGAATAAATGAAAACACAGTAAGTGTACCTGCAAGTATTATTGTTGATAGATTCGGATCACTTGATAATTTTAAAAATTTGATTCGTAAAGAAGACAACACTAACAACGTGCCACCTAGTCTAGGTATAATGACTAGCCCACAAACTAGTAAAACAGTTTAGAGCTACCCTTATCCATAAGGCACTCAACCAATAGGTAAAAAGTAATGGAAAATAAAGAGAAGGTTTCTGACGAAACTAAAGCAATGATGTCTAAAGTAAATCCTTATAGTAAAGATCGTGGAGACACTGATCCTGAAACTGAGGCATTTGCTAAAGGTGAATTGACAAAGTTTCATAGGGAACAAAGAGAAAAAGCAGAAGCAGCAACCGAACAGAAGGACACCGATGCGTCTGAAGAGACTGCAGAAAAATCAGATAAAGAGGCTACTCCTATCGCTGAACGCCCTGTGAACGCTGAAGATCGTGCTTTTAAAAAACGTTATGACGATTTGAAAAAGCATTACGATTCTACACTTAATAAACACAAGGAAGAAGTTTCTTCTTTGCGTGGACAATTAGAATCTAGTACAAAGCAATTTACACCCCCTAAATCAAAAGAAGAATTAGAGGCGTGGAGAAAACAGTACCCTGATGTTTATTCTATGGTAGAAACCATAGCAATAGATAAAGCTACTACTCAATCTGCAGAGTTGGAAAATAAATTTAAAAATTTACAAGTACAACAACAACAAATTGCAAAAGAAAAAGCTGAGGTAGAACTTTTAAAACTTCATCCTGATTTTAATGATATTCGTTCAAAAGATGATTTTCATAAATGGGCTGAAGATCAAGATCCTACTATTCAAAGTTGGCTGTATGAAAATACATCTAATGCTAAATTAGCTGCAAGAGCTATTGATCTATATAAAATGGATCGTGGTCAAAGCAAACTAACTAGGCAAGAAGAAAAGGATGTTAAAAAAGAAGCTGCTAAAGCAATTTCTAAAACTAAAAAAGCTACTGATTCTGAAACACCAAAGAAAAAAATTTGGACAACAAATGAGATTTCTAAATTGAAACCTCATGAGTTTGAAAAATTTGAAAAAGAAATTGACCTTGCTCGTTTAGAAGGTAGGATTGAACAACGTTAAACAATCTAACTAAACAATAAGGAGAAGCATTATTCTCTCTTTTC